GTTAAGTGGCAACCCTACTTTGACCGGGGTGTCAAAAGGTCGGAAATTGTGATTGGGTTGAAAAGAAAAGAGCATTTGGCTAAGGTACTGGGGCAGCATGGATGAGACTGGTGTCCTCACCTTGTTTTTCCCCCACTTCTTTTCTGGCAACGCCTCCGTTTTGTAAAAGACATTTGAAATCATAGCCATCCTTGGGAAATTTTCCACCAGGCGTTCCCAGTATTTCAAGTACTCACGAGTACTTGGGAAACGGAAAAGGTCTTCTCGGCGGCGCATCTTTCTCAGGCCTCTCTTACTTTTCGGGGATGTGGCAAAAACTCCGAGGTTGTACTTCTTTTCCCAGTTTCGGTAAACGAGCCAAAGAGGTGTTATCTTGGACTCTTTGAAAATTGGCCACAGGAGATTCCATGTCGCATCAACCCCGTTCTCAAAATCAGAAATGCTGACATGAGTGTTCCTAAAATACCGGGATGTCGCCTCCAGTTCATTTTCAAGAGTCACATACTCGTCAGATCTTTTGAACACGGGTGCCATGGCCCGGAATTTGTCGAATTCAAAAGCATGATAAGTCTTAAGAGGGTGCAACCCAAAAGACCAAGAAGTCAACGCATGAAGCCAATCGCCCCAACGCTGGCCCGCCGCCTTGTCAGGGCTGACAGGCTCTTCCACCGTCACGCTCTCATCTACTGGGTAGCCCACCTCTTTGAGGACTTCAAGAGTCTCTGAAATAGTTGGGATTTTGCCAGTGTCAGAAATGGACTTTGCAAAACTGGGTAGATTGAGGGCATTCACTTTGGAAATTATCTTGAGGGAAACATCCGTGTAAATGGCCTTGAACTTTCTTGGCTCTGCAGCTCTAGCCCCATACTTGTTTTCAAGAAAACTGATTTCTTGGGCGAAGGCTAGTGCGTCAATGAACAACGCATTGCGCAGCACTTTCAGGCTGGAGCGTGTCAATGCCATGAAGTGACGGGTGTTCCACACAATGAGGTATGCTCCGTAGGCTACCCTGGCCCACAACCTGACAGAGTACAGCAGTAGTGTTTCCCACTTGGGATTCAGGAGGAAAAAGGAACCTACTACAAGCAATGAGATACGGAAAGCTTTCATCAGCTTGATAGGGACTATCCAGCACACAGTCCATAGCATGCCCACAGTCATGAGTCGCCTTACAAGCCACTTGAACTCTATGGTGCTCCTCCGGTGACCCCACCAAGACTGGGCTCCATAGATCCACCCCTGTATCTCGCCTTCCATTTGGAAAGCTAACCACTGTTGGCCCTCCACAGTGCTGGGTGCTTTTGAGTCGCCCAAGGATATTAGCTTGACCAAGTACACAGTGGATACGAGCCCATCTGAGACTGGCGAGCGCCCGAAGGGCCCTTCTGTGCCAAGCAAGATGTCTCCCAACGTGTAGAACAAGATGTCGCCTAGGCCCTGCACAAGGGCAGTAGCAGGCCTAGCCGAGAACCACAAAGCCCCTATAATCAGGGGAATTTTGAAGAGCATTTTGTAGTTTATGGACACAGCCACCCACAAAAGCAACGATGGAATGATCTCCATCAACATAAAACCTGTAACAGTCAGCATTGTCATATTGACCATGACGAACAAGA